GGTGTTACTCGTGGGCTTGCCACGCAAGCATTGCTGCTTTGATTACTGATGACTGCATCTCAAAGTATTCTTTGTCCATGTTGGCGTCGCAGAATACACTGAACATCTGCCCAGTATGTTTAGCCCACTCATCACAGTACTGCTTCATTGTTAGTTCTGCTGGGCTACCAAAAGAACGCTTGAAAGTCTTTGTTTCTTCTTTCTTGCTAGTCTTCATACTCTTTAATACTAACTGATTCTTAGTTAAGTTCATTTACTTCTCCTTGTAACAGACCAAGCCAATCTCGATCCATGTAGTAATATTACTCTAGCTCATTCTATTTGTCAAGTTATATACGCCCCCTACACGACCCCCACCCCCCAAATCCACACTTGGTTCCATCCCCGTCTATATACTCTAAGACCTACACAAACGATACCCCCCATCTTCAAACATCTCAAACACTCCACACTCAGTTATTTCCATAACCTATTGATATCATTACATATTATTGCTAAAAAGGCAGAGTTAACTCTAGGATTTTTACTCTATTTGTAAAAAAGTTACCCCAAATGCGATGTTTGCGGTACCTAAGTTTGATATCATCTAATATATAAATTTCTTAGTGGGACAGCTTAGAGTACTTAATGCCGATCCCACAACCGAAGTGTCAATAAAAATAATCACCCCCCACCCCCATCATTAAATTTGCGGCAAAACGTACCTTAAGAATATAGAAAACACCCCCCGTCAATTTTTATCGACCTATAGTAAAAAAATAATATATAATTGTGAAAACTGAATAGGGCAGACATGGAGTTATTGATTCCCGAGATTGAAGAGAACATACCTCTTCCTAGAAACGCCGCCGAAGCGTTTCCCCAACTGTCGCCTATTGAAGAACTAAATCACCGTGCTAATGTAGTTAAGTTAGTGTCTGATTTAACTGGACAACCCATATCCCCTACTAAAGATAACACCGAAGAAGCTAAAGCTATCGGCAGAGAGATGATGGAAAACCCGCAGGTTAGACCTAATTTTGCTAAATATCCTAATGAAACACTGGCTATGTTGGCAGGTATGGTTGCTCAGATGAATGTGCAAATTGTTGAAGAGCTATCAGAACTTAAAATGTACACAGTAAATCATCTAGTTAGTGCGGTAGAAGGGGCAAAAGACTTAAGAACTAAGATTACCGCCCTCCGTGCATTAGGAGAGATAGATGGGGTAGATGCATTTAAGAAACGCTCTGAGGTAACAGTCAAGATACAAACTATTGAAGAGGTTGAGAGAGAACTTCTGGAGTTAATTGATGAGGTTGAGAACAAGTATATTGATGTAGAAGCCAAAGAAATAGTACAAAAAGAACAAAATGCCTCTACTTCCTGAAAGTATTACTCCCGAAAAGCTATTTAAGTTGCGTCAGGCATTGCCGAAAATGCCTGAAAACAAGAAAAGAAAAGCTAAACTACTAATAGAACAGTACGAAGGGTATCTTACACAGTATATTAGTCAGTTATCGTTCTTAGATTTTGTTAAACATGTATATCCGGGATATAAAGTTGGACCGCATCATCTTAAACTGGCTCAAATATTTGAAGAAATTGCTGCTGGCAAGAAGAAACGAGTTATTGTCAACATTGCTCCTCGTCACGGGAAGTCAGAGCTTATCTCCTATCTGGCCCCAGCATGGTTTCTCGGTAAGTACCCACAGAAAAAGATTATTATGGCTTCGCACACGGCTGATCTTGCGGTTAATTTTGGTCGTCGAGTTAGGAATCTTGTGGGTTCAGAAGCTTATCGTGATATTTTCCCGCAGATAGAGCTGCAAGCTGACTCAAAGTCTGCTTCTAGGTGGGGAACTAACTTTAACGGTGAGTATTTTGCTATTGGAGTAGGGGGAGCCCTTGCTGGTAGGGGTGCTGACCTCTTTATTATTGACGACCCACACTCTGAACAAGATGCTAAAACAGGTAGACCGGATGTATTTATCCCTGCATGGGAATGGTTTCAATCTGGTCCGCTACAGCGGCTTATGCCGGGTGGTGCGATCATTGTCGTGATGACAAGGTGGTCAAAACTCGACTTAACTGGACAAATAGTCAATCAAATGAACCGGGAAGACGAGGTTGACCGGTGGGAAGTGGTGGAGTTTCCAGCAATTAAGGACGATGGCGAGGCTCTTTGGCCCGAGTTTTGGCCTGTTGAGGAGCTTATAGCTAAAAAAGCTGCTTTAGATGTGCGGTATTGGAATGCTCAATATATGCAGAACCCCGTGTCGGAAGAAGGGGCGCTAATAAAGAGAGAATGGTGGAATATGTGGGAAGAAGATGACCCACCTAGATGCGAGTTTGTTATTATGTCATTAGATGCTGCCCAAGAAGCAAGTAATCGTGCAGATTACAATGCACTTACGACGTGGGGAGTATTTTTTAATGAAGAAGTCAACAATTACAACATTGTATTGCTCAACTCAATTAAAAAGCGCTTGGAGTTTCCGGAACTTAAGAAGCTCGTGCTCGAGGAGTACAAAGAATGGCAGCCTGACGCCTTCATGGTGGAGAAAAAGTCCAACGGAGCGGCGCTATACCAAGAACTTAGGCGTATGGGTATTCCAGTGGGGGAGTTTACACCGGGTAAAGGTCAAGACAAGATTGCACGGGTCAACGCTGTTTCAGATTTGTTTTCCGGAGGAGTCGTATGGGCTCCGAACCATCGGTGGGCAAAGGATGTAATAGAAGAATGCAATGATTTTCCTAGCGGAGCCAACGACGATCTGGTAGACTCGACTACACTAGCTCTGTTAAGATTCAGGCAAGGCGGATTTATTCGTTTACCGAATGACGAACCAGAAGAAGATTTCTTGTACAAGTACCGCAAAAAAGCGGCGTACTATTAAGGATAATATATGGCAATTGAAAAAGCACTGTACCAAGCTCCGTTAGGGATAGACCAATTATCTGAAGATGAGGGTCAAGAGCCAGCTTTAGAAATTGTTATTGAAGACCCAGAATCAGTAGAGATTGGTATTGATGGCAAGCCTATATTGAGAATAGATGACGAAGAAGAGGAAGACGATTTTGGAGCAAACCTCGCAGAAGAAATGAGTGATTCTAAACTTCAGTCTTTAGCTTCAGATTTAATAGAAGATTTTGATGGCGATATTGGTGCTAGAAAAGATTGGATACAGACTTATGTAGATGGCTTAGAGTTATTAGGTCTAAAGATAGAAGAAAGAAGTGAACCGTGGGAAGGTGCTTGCGGTGTATATCACCCACTACTATCTGAGGCATTAGTTAAGTTCCAAGCAGAAACAATGATGGCTACATTCCCAGCAATGGGACCTGTTAAGACCCAGATTATCGGGAAAGAGACTCCCGAAAAGAAAGCTTCAGCCGCCCGTGTTCAAGAAGACATGAACTACCAGCTTACAGATGTAATGCAGGAATACCGACCTGAACATGAGAGACTTTTATGGGGATTAGGTCTAGCTGGTAATGCGTTTAAAAAAGTTTACTTTGACGCACAACTAAATAGACAAGCAGCTATGTTTTGCCCAGCTGAAGATGTGGTTGTCCCCTATGGTTCTTCTGACTTACAGTCAGCAGAAAGAGTAACGCATGTCATGCGTAAGTCTCAAAATGAAGTGAACAGGTTAATACATGAAGGGTTCTATAAAGATGTAGATTTAGGAGAACCGACTAATGTGATGGATGAAGTAGAGAAGAAAATAGCTGAGAAGTTAGGCTTTAGAGCTACTACTGATGACCGGTTTAAGTTATTAGAAATGCACGTTGAATTAGATTTAGAAGGATACGAGCATGAAGATGAAGATGGCGAGCCTACGGGTATAGCATTGCCATATGTAGTAACTATTGAAAAAGGAACTAATAATGTTCTTTCGATTAGACGAAATTGGAATGAAGATGATAAAACATATAAGAAACGTAATCACTTTGTTCACTACGGGTATATTCCCGGCTTTGGTTTTTACTGCTTTGGTCTCATTCATCTTATTGGCGCTTTTGCTAAAAGTGGGACTTCCATTATTAGGCAACTTGTTGACGCCGGAACATTATCCAACTTACCGGGAGGCTTTAAAACCCGCGGTATGCGAGTCAAAGGAGATGATACCCCGATAAGTCCGGGAGAGTTCCGTGATGTAGATGTGCCTTCGGGTACTATGCGGGATAACTTAATGCCGTTGCCTTACAAAGAACCAAGTCAAGTTCTATTTGCGTTACTACAGAATATAGTAGAAGAAGGTCGCAAGTTTGCTGGTGCTG